TGCGTCGATGTGCCAGTTGTTTTTAAATTCAACCCCCGGCTCAATCGTCCCCCATGACGCCTTCGTAAACTCCCTCAATGATCTGCGGTATTTCTCGGCTCTGACCTGTTCCAGCGTTAGATTTGATAAAAGCGTGTTCAATTGCTGTGAGTTCATCTGTGCCAATCCTTGTTAAGTCGAGGGTTAAAGTTCTATCCTCATGAATTTTTGTTTCTGTCTTATCTACCCAACCTGCTCGGTTCTTTAAGAAGAATATCATGGACGGCACGTTGCGATCCACAGTGGCATTTTCAAAGAGAGCGTTAGTCACGGCGTCAATTCCTTGAGCCTGCCCTCTTTTAATAGCATCCGAAAATTCCGAATTTTGCGACTGATGAAGCATGAAAGTTGAAAGTGAAACGCCTAGCATTCCAGCGGCCTGTTCTTTCGTTAATCCCTTGGTCATAAGATTTTGAACTTTATCTAAAACCTCATCGGTGATCTCGAACTTCGGTCTACCGACTAGATTTTTAATTTTGGCGTCTGCCATTTGATGCAACCTTTCTTGCAGTGGTGAGCTGTATGGAGGGAATCATAGACTATAACCCCTACGCCATCAATAGCAGTAGATTTTTGATTAATGGCATTTATGTCATATTATTGGCATATACCAAATCTGCCATAAATGATCTTACTGATACTCCTTATTCTTATAGGTATATTATATATATATATATATTATTATTATTATTGTCATACTGTCATACCCCTCCCCTCTCCCCCCCAGGTATAGGTATGGGGGGTAAAAATATGGGGGGGGTGTATTAGGGGGTACATGCCATATATGCCAAAAATGCCAAAAATCAGTTTCGCCCTTATTTTATTGGTAAAAATACCTAAAAATAGTATGCCAAAAATACTGCCATAAATACTGCCATAAATAAAAATCACGTTAACGCCGTTAGCATGAAATATTTCTTGATCCGTTCTTGATCGATTTAAAATTAATTTGCACATACTGTAATATTTATTTGCTAAAGGTATTGCAATTATCATTCATACACTATATACAGTATATATAGAGAGAAATAAAAGGAATAGTATAATGACACACTTCCAAGTAACACACACTGAAACAGGAACTACTGATAGCTTCAAAGGCAATGACAAAAGAATTGTAGTTATCAATGCTTACAAAAAATGGACTGATGCAAAGCTAATCAATCCTGCCAGCAAAGAGTTTACAGCTACAAAAATTGCTAAAGCTAAAAAATCTACCAAAGCAAACAAAGAATATACTTGCTCTTGCTGTTCATCAAAAATCCTCAAAGGTGATAGCTACTTCAGTAAAGCTGTTAGACTTGGTTCTTCAAAGAAAGATTCAGTCGAATGCATCAAAGGTATCCCAACAATCATATCTCATGGATATACCTTCACTGATAAGATTTGTGTCGAGTGTGAAACAAATAAATAATTAACTTTTAGAAAGGAATACGAAATGACACGCAACCAAATCATCAAGAAGATCGGCAACCCTCACCTGAACTTATACACTGGTAAAGGCTACTTCTATTTTGTTTACGATACTGGAAACATCAAAGACTATGCTGACCACAGTGTCTATTCTTACCGCCTCAATCATATGTCTCTAGACCAGTGGGTTGATGAGGGTAATGGTTTTTTAAAGGAGGTGGGAGCATGACCCTAGCTGTAACCCACTGCCCAAACTGTAAGAAAAAACTACAGGCTAAAGACTCAAGGCCACACACAGTCTATGGCTTTCCAACAGTCAAAAGAAGGAGAGTGTGCCAGTCTTGTGACTTCAGAATATCAACAATAGAATTGCCAATCGATGTAGGTAATTCAATTTTTAATGAGGAAGATTAAATGCTAATATCACTGATAGGCTTTATAGCTGGAACAATTATTGTCGCAATGATTATGTAATAAAGGAATAAATTAATGATACTTAAATCTTGGAAATTTAAAGGCTTCGAGGCAAAACAAGAAATGCCAAAGTGGCTGCAGGATAACTCAAGCAAAAGACTGGGAAGTCCAAACCTATTTGTCCACACACAAGCTGGTGAAACCCCAGTGCAAACTGGTGAACATATCGCAATCTCCCTCAGAGGTCACATAACTGTCCACGATGATAAGCCAGATAATATCATCTTCCTCACAAAAGAAATACTCGCAGGAATTGCATTCACAGTGGCTGTTGTCGTTGGAGTTGTCATAATGCTCGCTTGGTGATAAGATTACCAAACACACTGTCTCGCAAACTAGGCCCACTTAGGTGGGTCTTTCTTTTTTGTGCATTCTGCATTACATTAATAAAAACACAGCTTACCACTGCAAGAAAGGTTAGAGATGGCAAAGAGTAAAAATCCAGTCGGTAGACCTAAGTTCGAGATCACTGATGAAGTTCTTGAGAAGACAGAACTCCTTATGGCAAAGGGTTTAACCAAAGAACAGTGTGCTGGAATGCTAGGCATTCATACATCAACTTTCATGCTTCATCAGTCAGAAAATTCGGAATTTTCGGAAGCTATAAAAAGGGGACAGGCTCTTGGCATTGATGCCGTGACCAATGCTCTCTTCGAGAATGCCACTGTAGAGCGTGATAATACTGCCATCATCTTCTTCCTGAAGAACAGAGCAGGGTGGGTGGATAAGCAAGAGATCGCAGCAACCGTGGAAACAAACCACGTTATCGATTTAACAAGGATACCTGATGAACAGCTCAAATCTATTGAAGCAGCATTTAGCAGGGCTGACACTGGAGAAAGTGCAAGCAGAGCGCTATCGTCGTTGCCTAAAGACGTTTACGAAGGCAGCTTGGCCGACGATTGAGCCTGGTGTACCATTCCTAAACAACTGGCACATAGACGCAATAAATGAGCACCTCCAAGCTGTGATCGAGGGTGATATCAAACGCCTGATCATCAATATACCTCCACGGCACATGAAAAGCCTCTCCACCGCTGTTATACTCCCAGCATTTGCTTGGACTAGAGATCCAAGTATGAAATTCATGTACGCATCCTACGCTGCCTCACTTTCGATCAGAGATAGCACCAAGTGCCGTAGGTTAATCGAGAGCCCTTGGTATCAGGCTCACTTCCCAGACATCAAATTGACTGATGACCAGAATCAGAAATCCAGATTTGAAAATACAGCTTCAGGAATCCGTTTGGCTACATCAGTCGGTGGTGCAGCCACAGGGGATGGTGGTGACATAGTGCTAATTGACGATCCTGCCAGTTCTTCTGATGCTCAGTCTTCAGCCATGAGAACCTCTGTCATGGAGTGGTGGGACCAGACAATGCAGACACGTTTGAACGATCCAAAGACTGGTGCATTCATTATCATTGCCCAAAGGCTCCACGAGCAAGATCTATGTGGTCATATACTTTCACAAGAGCTAGGAAACGACTGGGATCATCTTATGTTGCCAGCTCGATACGAAATAGGCCACCCTACGCCAGTCAGGTCATCTCTAGGCTTTACAGATCCACGCACCAAGGAGGGTGAGCTTCTCTGGCCTGAACGCATGGATGAAAAGACAGTTTCCAACCTAGAACAGTCTCTGGGCTCTTATGCAGCAGCTGGTCAGCTACAACAGCGTCCATCTCCAAAGGGTGGTGGTATTCTCAAGGCTGAGTGGTGGGTTCCATGGGAAAGTGATGACCTACCTGATATTGAGTACGTCCTACAGTCGTATGACACTGCATTCAGCACCAAAGAAACTGCTGACTACTCAGCTCGCACAACTTGGGGTGTTTTCAAAATGAATGGTCAGATGAACGCCATAGTTCTCGAAATGTGGTATGATCGAGTGAGCTATCCTGATCTCAGGAAGATGGCACAAGATTCATATGAGGAGTGGCAACCTGACACAATCCTGATCGAGAAACGTGCATCAGGTCAATCGCTACTCCAAGATTTACGTCAATCTGGATTGCCTGTACTGGCTTACAATCCTGATCGAGACAAACAGGCACGAGCTCACGCATCGTCTGCACTTTTGGAAGACGGAAGAATTTGGTATCCAAAAGGAAAAAAGTGGTGTAAAACTTTGATTGATACCTGTGCTCAATTTCCTAAAGGTCACGATGACTTAGTAGATACTTGCACTCAGGCATGGCTGAGATTAAGAAAAGGGTGGTTTGTTACTCACTCAAATGATTTTGAAGAAGACGATTACGAAGAGAGAAGAAGGATAACTCTGTATGGCTAGAGAACCAATTTCAATTCAACAATCCATAGCTCCCTTCTCTGAGACAGCTCCTGCCGATGATTTGCAAGTTGAAGAAATTGGTGATGACGTTCTCATAGGAGATCCAGAGCTAGACAATATTGTCGAGACAGACAGCAACTTTGACGCAAACCTTGCTGAAGATATGTCCGACAAAGAGCTTAACAACTCAGCATCAGAACTTATATCATATTACAACAATGACCGTGAGGCTCGCTCAGAGTGGGAAGATCGCTACAAGATGGGTCTCAAGACTTTAGATCCTGACGGTGGTATGGAAGAATCTGAGAATGAACGTGCCACTCGTGGTCTGTCAATAGTTGTGCATCCAATGATCGCAGAAGCTGCAACCCAGTTCAATGCGAAGGCTATTGCAGAGCTCTATCCGTCAGGTGGTCCAGTTAAGACTGTAGTTGTCGGTGAGCCAAATGAAGAGCTTGAGGCACAGTCTCGCAGAGTTCGTGAATATATGAACTACCAGATTACGCAGGAAATGCCTGAGTATTTCCCAGATCTCGATCAGATGCTGTTTCACCTTCCACTGGTTGGTCAGACTTTCAAGAAGGTCTGGTGGGACGCTAACCTAGATCGCCAGTGCAGCCAGTTCGTAAAGGCTGAAGACTTTGTGGTGGCTCCAGAGAGCAAGGATCTCTACACCTCACCTCGATATACTCACGTTATCCGCATTCCAAAGAACGACTACAATCGATACGTCCAGTCAGGTTACTATCTGCCAAGTGACGATACAGGTGGTGATATCGATCCATCTGGCGATACAATCGGTGAGATCGAGGGTGTTGATCAGTACGGTGATGATTCTCAAGATCAGGTAATGACACTGCTTGAGATGCACGTTTATCACAACTTCGAGGATGATGTTGACGATGACGATAGCAATGCTGTTGGCATTCCATACGTTGTCACTGTCGATTACGATAATGAGAATATTGTCAGCATACGCAGAAACTGGCGTGAAGAAGACGATAGGAAAATTAGGAGGGATTGGTTTGTTTCTTATAAGTTCCTTCCTGGTCTTGGTTTTTATGGCTTTGGCTTATATCATCTCATTGGTGGTCTGGGTAAGGCAGCAACTGGATCTCTACGAGCTCTCTTAGATTCTGCAGCGTTTAGCAATATGCAGGGTGGCTTCAAGTTACGAGGTCGAGTTTCAGGTGGTGAAGTTCAGGTCAATCCAGGCGAGTTCGTTGATCTTGATGCCACTGTTGACGATGTCAATAAGGCGATTATGCCACTGCCATTTAAAGAACCCAGTAGCGCATTGTTTAATCTGCTTGGCTTTATCGTAGATGCAGGACAGAGATTTGCCAGCACTGCTGATTTAAATGTTGGGGACGTAAACCCAAATGCACCTGTTGGCTCGACAGTCGCACTTATTGAGCAGGGTTCAAAAGCCTTCTCAGCGATTCACAAACGGTTGCATTATGCTCAGGGACAGGAGTTCAAGCTACTCGCTGATTTGAATGCTGAGAACTTGCCTGAACAGTTTACGTTTTCATTGATAGGCAGTAGCTCTGAAATAATGGCTGCTGACTTCAATGATCGCATTGATATCCTCCCAGTCAGTGACCCCAACATCTTTAGTTCTGCCCAGCGCATTGCACAGGCTCAAGCTATCTTGCAGATGGCTCAGTCAGCTCCTGAGATGCATGATATGTATGTTGCCTACAAACGTATGTATGAGGCGATTAGAATACCGAATATTGATGAGATCCTAAAGAAACCAGAAGACGCTCCACGACTAGATCCGATTGATGAAAATATGTCGATCATGTATGGCAAGCCTATTCGAGCGTTTATTGATCAGGAGCATGA